CATAGGACCATTTGCTGCAAGAGAAGCAGGCACATTAGGAAATAGTTTAAAAATTTCTATGTGTACTAACTCAACTGCTTTTGGACCACATTCAATGAGTGGCAATCTAGTTGCTGACGCTTCTGCTTCTATCGGAGATACAACAATTTCTGTTGACGATGGTAGTGAAATGCAAGTTGGCGACATACTAGAATTTGGAGATGCTTCTGCTTTTACAGCAACACCTTCTGGATTCTTTTATAAAATAACAGCAATCTCAACTAATCTTTTAACAATCTCAAGATTTAATCCTGGAACAGGTACTACAGAAACTGGCGGATTAAGACACGCTGTTGTTGACAATGCTGTAATGAGAAGACATTGGGAATATTATTTTAACTTTTCAGCTCCACCAACAACGACAGATGATGTTCTTGCTGTTGGCGGTTCACTAGACGAAATGCATATTGCCGTTATTGACGAAGATGGTGAAATTACAGGAACTACTGGATCAATTCTAGAAACTTTCGAAAGTGTTTCACAGGCAACTGATGCTAAAACAGCACAAGGTTCTAGTAACTATTATCCAAATGTAATCTATGCTGAATCGGACTTTATTTACTGGGTAGACCATCTTGCAACTTTATCAGATGGACTTCCTAAAAAAGGTCAAACTTTTGATAATTCAGTTGGGGATGCATTTGCAGTATCTAGCACTTCACTTGCAAGTGGAACAGATGACTATGATGCTACTAACGGAGAGATTGCAACTGCATATGAAAAATTTAATGATACAGAAAATGTTGATTTAAGTTTACTATTATGTGGTCCTTCACAGACAGCTTCTGACGCTACTGGCGACACAAAAGCAACTGCTGTTATGGATATTGCAACTGCAAGAAAAGATTGTGTTGCATTTATTTCACCTGCAAGAACAGATGTTGTTGATGTAACTAATGCAATTACACAAACTGCAAATGTTAAATCATTTGCTGAAGGTTTACCTTCAACAAGTTATGCTGTTATTGATAGTGGTTATAAGTATATGTACGATAGATATAATGATGTCTATAGATTTGTTCCTTTGAACGGAGATATAGCGGGATTATGTGCTCGTACAGATAATATCGCAGACGCTTGGTTCTCACCAGGTGGGTTTAATCGTGGACAAATTAGAGGTGCAGTAAAACTTGCCTTTAATCCAAACCAAACTCAAAGAGATGACCTCTACAAAGCTAGAGTAAATCCTGTAACATCTTTTCCTGGACAAGGAACTGTGTTGTTTGGTGATAAAACTGCTCAATCAAAACCAAGTGCATTTGATAGAATCAATGTAAGAAGATTATTCATTGTTCTAGAAAAAGCAGTTTCTACAGCTTCTAAGTTTCAACTCTTTGAGTTCAATGATGAATTTACAAGAGCTCAATTTAGAAATCTTGTAGAACCTTTTTTAAGAGATGTACAAGGTCGTAGAGGTATTACGGACTTTAGTGTTGTTTGTGATGATTCAAATAATACAGGCGATGTAATTGATAGAAATGAATTTAGGGCTGATATCTTTATCAAACCTGCTCGTTCTATTAACTTCATCCAACTTAACTTTATTGCTACTCGTTCAGGCGTTGCCTTTACTGAAGTAGCAGGCGCATAGGAGGGAATAAAATATGGCTAATATTAATGATTTTAAATCTCGACTTAGAGGCGGTGGTGCAAGAGCCAATCAATTTAAGGTAACTTTACCTTTTCCTGGTTATGCAGCAGTTGGGGGAGAAACATCCGACCTAGCATTTTTATGTACTGCTACAGCAATTCCTGGGCAAACAGTCGCTTCAGTTCCTGTGAACTTTAGAGGTCGTGTGCTTAATCTTGCTGGAGATAGAACATTTAATCCGTGGTCTATAACTGTATTGAATGATACAGACTTCAAAATATACAGAGCAATGGAAAGATGGATGAATGGTATAAACAACATGACAGATAACGAAGGTATAACAAATCCTTCTGATTATCAAGTTGATGGATTTATTGACCATTTAGACAGAAACGGTGCTACTCTAAAAACTTATACTTATAGAGGACTGTTTCCTACTGCTTTAGATGATATTGCTTTAGACTATGGTACTAATAATGCTATAGAAACTTTTGGTGTAACATTTACATATCAATATTTTGAAACAGATACGACTACATAATAAACAAATAAGTTATAAAGGAAAATTATAATATGGTAGAATTACTTGGATTCCAAATAACTAGAAATAATAATCTAGAGAAGCCGGCAGAAGCGAAACAAGCGTTTACTGTCGCTTCTCCTGATGACGGCACAACAACCATAGCTGCTGGCGGACACTTTGGCCAATACATGGATATGGAAGTTACTGCAAAAAACGATATTGATTTAATTAAACGATACCGTGAAGTTGCCCAACACCCAGAATGTGATATGGCTGTTGAAGATATCATCAATGAGGTTATTGTTGCAGATGAAAGAGATACTTCGGTATCTTTGTCATTAGATAAACTAGCAATATCAGATAATATTAAAGGCAAAATTCGTGATGAATTTGACGAAGTTATGCGATTAATGAATTTTGATGAAAAAGGACATGACATATTCAGACGATGGTATGTTGATGGTCGAATTTACTTTCACAAAGTAATAGACCCAAAAAGTCCAAGAAAAGGACTTACAGAAATACGATATATTGACCCAAGAAAAATTAAAAAGGTTCGTGAGGTTACTAAAAAAAGAGATTCAAAAGGCAAAGGTGTTGAGATTATAGAAACAACTGCTGAGTGGTTTGTTTATAATGAAAAAGGAGTAGATGGAGGCACATCAAATGCCGGTTTAAAGATTTCTGCTGATTCAATAACCTATGTAACATCAGGTGTAATTGACCAAACTAAAAATATGGTTATGGGACACTTACACAAAGCAATCAAACCTGTTAATCAATTAAGAATGATTGAAGATGCTGTTGTTATTTACAGAATAGTAAGAGCACCTGAAAGAAGAATATTCTATGTTGATGTAGGTAATTTACCTAAAGTAAAAGCAGAAGCTTATCTTAGAGATGTTATGGCAAGATATAGAAATAAACTTGTCTATGACGCTTCAACTGGTGAGATTAGAGATGACAGAAAACATATGTCAATGCTTGAAGATTTTTGGTTACCTCGTAGAGAAGGTGCAAAAGGCACCGAAGTTGCTACACTTGCAGGTGGACAAAATCTTGGAGAGATTACAGATGTTAAATACTTTCAAACAAAATTATACAAAGCATTAAATGTTCCAATTTCAAGACTAGAATCTGAAAATGGTTTTAACATGGGTAAGGCTGCTGAGATAACAAGAGATGAATTAAAATTTACTAAATTTGTTCAACGATTAAGAAAAAGATTTACACAAGTCTTTAATGATATACTTAAAACACAACTCGTTTTAAAAGGTATCATCACAATTGAAGATTGGGTGAGTATCAAAGAACATATACAATATACATTTTTAAAAGATGGGTATTTTGCTGAGTTAAAAAATGCTGAAATTTTAAGAGAAAGATTAAGCCTTGCAACTGAGGTTACTCCGTATGTTGGTAAATATTATTCTGTTGAGTATGTTAGAAAAAATATACTTCAACAAACAGACGAAGATATTATTGAGATTGATAGTCAGATTGCTAATGAAATTAAAACAGGAATTATTGCTGCTCCACAAGGCGAGAATATGGAAACAGACAATGAGGAACCTGATATAAATATAGGAGATGAATAATTATGTCAAATGAAAATGTAAAAACAATGGTTGATTCTTTAGCAAGTGGCGATAATGTTGCTGCTCAAGATGCTTTCAAAAGTGCTTTAACTGATAAGATTGGTCAAGCATTAGATGATAAAAGACAAACTGTTGCTAACGATTGGTTAAATTCAGCACAAGATTTAGAGGCAAATAAAGACGCTTCTGAATTAGATAATTTAGGCGCTTCACCCGAAGGAACAGTAGGGGGAGAAGATTCTGAATCTTTAGAAATTGACCAGGATGAAAAAGAAGATGAACAACCTACCGTTTAAGAAGTTTAAAAATAAACTTAATGAACATAGGTATAGTGAACCTGAAAAGGGAGAAGAATATAAAAAACTATCTCCAGTAATGAAAGGCGCTATAAATAATGTTTATGCTATGATTGATGAAACACCTGATCCTCTTGTAAGTAAGATTGAAGGTATTATTGAAACAGTTGCAAAAAAACATAATGTCAGGGTGTCTGCTATAGAAGAATACTTTGACAACGAACTAATAAAGTAAAGGAGATTAAGAAATGTCATTCGTAACAACAACTTTAAGAGATACCATAGTAGCCGCACCAGGTGATGGCGGTTATGTAACAGTTAAGGCAACTTTTGCTAGTGATACTGCTACTAACCTTATTTTAGATGCTCACAGTTTAAGTGGATTTGCAAATGGTGCCAAGTTAGATTTATTAAGAGCGTGGTGGTCATTCTCAACAGG